CGAGGAGTCCGACTGCGCACTATGTGATGGACCTGTCGACAAGACGCTGCTCTACATCCTGGGTGAGCACGGCAAGCGCTGCCCCAAGGCCGATTGCACAGGATGTATGCCACACCCCATGCGCGGCGAGGTGGACGAAGACATACCCCGCGCCCGTGGTGGCTCACCCTACGAGCGTTCCAACTGTCATCTGATGCATCGCAAGTGCAATCAGTTCAAGTCGAACCTGACCCTCTCCGAGGCCCGGGCCAAGCTAACCGGCTCACTGTCTACGGCGAGTGACGAGACACCCGCTCCCGTGCCCGTGGTTGCTTCACCTATCTGGTGACCAAGACCCGAGCCCGAGACGCCGCCCGCGCCCGCCTGACGCACTCGCACGAGCACCGCGCCCCACGGGGACGCGCAGCCATCAAGAGGCGCTCAGCACCCCGACCACGACCCGGGCACCCCACCCCCCCGCCCCGCGCCACAGGCCCTCCCTCGGCATTGGGCCAATCTCTCCCCGGGTTTTTTCCACTTTCCAGGGGGTGACATCGCATGGCCTCATCGAGTGCTCAGCTGCGCGCGGTGGGTGCCCCGAAGTCCGCGGGATCTCGCGGGAATCGCACCTACACGGAGGCGTTCAAGAGGGACGCTGTCGAGAAGGCTCGAGTTGCAAAGTCGATTTCACAAGTGGCAACTGCGCTGGGTGTGTCCCGGCCGACGCTGCGCAAGTGGATGGATGCCGCCGCGCCGCCTCCGCTGACGCTGGTCGAGGCCGCCCGATCGGGCAACCGGAAGGCGTTCCTCGAGGCGCTGCGGGATGAGCTCGCGGAGAAGATCGCCGCCGGGATGGCACCGCGTGACCTGCCGCCGAACGTTCGCCTCCTGAACGACACGATGCAGCAGCTCGACGAGATCACGGCGCGGGAGTCTGAGGAGGCTGCTGATGCCGCGTCCGCACCCGACGAAGACCTCGACCCCGACGACCTCTGAACGGAAGCTCTCGGACGTCGCGAAGCATCTCGTTGTGCCGTCCGGCATCAAGACCACCGGATATCCGGCGGTCGCCGCGCAGTGCAAGAAGATGGGCGTTGAGCACGACCCCTGGCAGCAGGGCCTCGCTCGCGCGATTCTCGCGAAGCGGGACAACGGGCTCTACGCGGCCGGCATCGGTGGCGTGCTGATCTCGATATGCCGTCAGGTCGGTAAGACGTTCACGATCGGCACGATCATCTTCGCCCTGTGTATCCTGTTCCCCGGCATCAAGGTGCTGTGGACCGCGCACCACTCGGCAACCTCCGACGAGACGTTCGAGACGCTGTCGGCGATGGCACGCCGCCGCCGCATCGCGCCGTACATCGCGCACAACGGGATCCGGCAGGGCAACGGAAAGCAACGCATCAAGTTCGCGAACGGCTCCCGGATCATGTTCGGCGCCCGCGAGCACGGCTTCGGCCGAGGCATCCCCGGCGTCACGATCGTCGTGTTCGACGAGGCGCAGATCCTGAAGGCGAAGGCGCTGTCGGACATGATTCCGGCGGCGAACACCGCGAAGAATCCGCTGATCCTGTACATGGGCACGCCGCCGAAGCCGGAAGACCCGGCGGAGGTCTTCAAGGCACGCCGCAAGAAAGCGCTCGCGGTGAAGCAGCGCCGTGAGGCTGGCGAGGTCGTCGGGTACGACACGCTCTATGTCGAGGTTGGCGCGAATGCCGGCGACGATGTCGAAGATCGCGCCGTGCTCGAGAAGGCGAACCCGTCATTCCCGCATCGAACGCCGTGGGAAGCCATTCTCCGCCTGCGCGAGAATCTCACCGACCCGTCCGACTGGGCTCGTGAGGGCCTCGGGATCTGGGATGAAGAAAACGCGGTCGGCGGCCCGCTCAAGAAGCTGTGGCCGGTGCTGCGCTCCAGCGCTGACGAGGTCCCGACCGATGGTGCCCGCGCCTATGGCGTCGCGTTCTCGGCCGACGGCATGCGAGTCTCGCTCGGCGGATGCATCGCCAGCGATGAGCGCGCGCATGTCGAGCTCATCGACGCGCAGGCCGGGCCGATCGAGGAATCGCTCGCACCGCTCGCTGACTGGTTCGTTGAGAAGGTGAACGGTGTGCCGCGCTGGCGACGCGCCTCGGCGATCGTGCTTTCCGGCCGCGCCGGGGCATCCGTGCTCGAGCGCCTGCTGCTCGACCGGAAGGTGTTGCGCCGACGCATCATCGTCGCGACGAGCGCGCAGTACTTCCAGGCGTGCGGGATGCTCCTCGAGCAGGCGACCGCCTCCGCGCACGCCGTCGCGCGTCAGGCTCCGCCGGCATTGACGCACCTCGCGTCGATTGGACAGTCGCAGCTCGACGCATCGACGGAGTCCGCGGTGCAGGAGAAGCGCACCCGTGACGGGGCGTGGGGGTGGGGCTCGCCATCCGGCGACGAGACACCGACGGAATCGATCAGCCTGGCCCTGTTCGGGGCGAGGACAGTACGCAAGCCGCGCTCGGAGCGCGAGAGTTCGGGGGTGATTCTGTGATCGGTGGCATCGGGCTGGCGCTCAATCACCAGGACTCGAATCTGTTTGAGCAGCTCTACCGCACCTGGCAGAAGCGACGCCGCATGAATGTGACCCGCTCGACGTACTTCGACGGCGAGGCCGCGCTGAAGGACTTCGGGATATCGCTCCCGCCGCAGATGCAGAGCATTGGATCGCTGCTTGGGTGGACGGCGAAGGGCGTGCGAGCGGTCACCGACAGATCGCAGTTCGAGGGCTTCGTGTCGAAGTCGGGGGAGACCTTCGACGTCGACGAGATCGCCGCAGACAACGAGTTCGAGTTGGAGTTCCCCGGCACGCAGATCTCCTCGGCCGTCCACGGATGCGCGTTCCTCAGCGTCTCGCATGGTGACGTGCAGTCGGGCGAGCCCGACGTGCAGGTCATCGCCCGCGCAGCCGACTCGTCCGCTGCGATCTGGGATAGCCGACGTCGAGCTCTCGCAGGGTTCCTTTCGATCGTCGACCGTGACGGGCTCAACCAGCCGACCCTGATGGTGATGTACACGCCCGAGAAGGTCGTGACCCTCACCCGTCAGGAGAAGGTGTGGGGTGCGTCGTGGCTCGTCGCGGTCATCCCGAACCCGCTCGGCCGCGTCAGCGTCGCACCGATCGTTTACGGACGTGAGCTGCTCCGCCCGCTCGGGCACTCGCGGATCACGCGAGCATCGATGGGCTATTCCGACTCGGCGCTGCGCACCATCGTGCGCGCTGAGGTCTCGGCCGAGTTCTATTCGGCGCCCGAATATTACTTGTTCGGTGCCGGGGTCGAGCAGTTCGTCGGTAACGACCGCTGGTCCGCGATCATGGGCCGCATGAAGGCGCTGAACACTGATACGAACGACAGCGTCGACAAGCCGGATCTGCACCGCTTCACCGGGGCATCGCCGCAGCCGCACACTGAGCAGCTGCGCATGTGGGCGAATCTGTTCGCCGATGACCAGGACCTCGAGGTGAAGTTCGCCGACAACTCGAACCCATCGAGCGCCGACGCGATCTTCGCCGCCAAGGAAACCCTGATCACCACCACGCGCGACGCGAACAAGGGGTGGGGTGCAGGTACGGTCGCCGCCATGCGGATGGCCGTGACGCTGCGAGACGGTGCGCTCCCCGAGGGGATCCGTGACCTGCGCGCACAGTTCACCGACCCGGCGATCGTGTCGCCGTCCGCTCGTGCGGACGCGTTCTCGAAGCTCGCGACCAGCATCACCGGATTCGGCACGTCCGAGGTGGGTATGGAGTACGCGGGGCTTTCCCGAGAGCAGATCACCCGCTTCCAGAGCGAGCAGCAACGCGCTGGCGCATCGTCGCGGATCGCGGAGCTGGTGAGCCTCGCGCGTGACATGCGCGCCGAGCCCGCCGCGCCCGCTGCACCCGCACCGACAGAGGAGTGACATGGCGTCGCCTGCGCAGATCGAGGAGTTCCGCACTGCGCAGGCGACGCTCGTGTCCCTCGGCCAGGAGCAGATCCGAGATCTGCTGTCATCGTTCAGCCTCGGATCGAATCCGGCCGCCGTGCGTGACGCGCTGCTCGAGTTCTTCCCGGACTTCATGACGGCGTTCGGCGACACCGCGGCAGTGCTCGGTGCCGACTTCTATGACCTTGTGCGCGATCTTCCGCCGTCCGCCGGGACCGTGCAGACCGTGTTCGCTCAGCCCGCCAAGGAGAAGCAGTCCGAAGGCGTGGTCCGCTGGGCCATCGGGTCGCTGTTCGTCGCTGAGCCGGAGTGGACATCGTTCGAGGCGCTGCTGCTGGGAGCAGCTCAGCGCCTCATCCTGCAGCCCGCGCGAGGCACGATCGACATGCTGTCGCGCAACGACGCCCGGTCGGGGAACGTCGCCGCGGTGTCGTGGTCCCGCAACGTGCACCCCGAGCGGGCGAAGGACAAGAAGTCGTGCGACTTCTGCATCATGCTCGCCGGCCGTGGCCCGGTCTATCGCTCTCAGGCTGCCGCCGGGTCGGTCATCGGCCGCGGCACCGACGAATCGGTCGCCCTCGATGCAGCGGGAAACCGCAGGACCGGATTCATCGGCGGAGTCGGCGGCGGCATCCGTGCGCGCGGCACGCAGGAGCTCGAAGCGTCGTTCCACGATGACTGCAACTGCACGACAGTGCCCACGTTCTACGAGCTCCAGGATCGCCCCGGATCCCGTTACCCGCAGGTGCTCGCCCCGATCGCTTGACCACATTCTTCCTCACACCGCGACGGTGTGAGGTCCACGCGGCGCGACTGCCGCTTCCCACTGGAGGAACCGCAATGCCCAAGAAGACCCAGACGCCCAAGAAGGCCCAGCACGCACTCGGAGCGCTCCCCGCGAGCCGGTGGCACCGTCCGAACCTGCGCTACTTCGCGCCGGTCGACGGAGATGCGAGCGCAGCACCCGCGGCACCGGCCGCCCCTGCACCCGTGCCGACGCCGCCCGCAACGCCGGCAGCACCAGCGGCACCCGGCGCGACGCCGGAAGAACCGCTCGGAGCGAAAGGCCTGTCTGCACTGCAGGCCGAGCGTGACGCACGCAAGGCCGCCGAGCAGAAGGTCGCCGACGCCGAGGCGAAGGTGCGTAAGTACGAGGACCGCGACAAGTCCGAGGAACAGCGCGCCGCCGACGAGCTCACCACCGCGCAGAAGGAACTCGCTGACACCAAGCGGGCTCTGATCGCCGCGACCAAGGGTGTCCCCGTCGAGTTGCTCACGGGCACCACACAGGCCGAGATCGAAGCCTCGGCCGATGCACTCCTCCAGTTCAAAGGCGTCGCGCCGAAGGCTCCCGAGCCTCAGCGCTACGTCATCCCCGACGAGGCCGGAAAGCCGGCCCTCGGAAAGACCGAATCCACGCGTCCCGGCATCGGAACTCTCCGCGCCGCGTACGCAGAGAACGAAGGGAAGTAGCCAGACATGGCAATCACACTCGCCGAGGCAGCGAAGCTGTCTCAGAACACGCTGCAGAAGGGCGTTCTCGAGACGTTCGTGCAGACGTCGCCGCTGCTCGACCGGATCCCCTTCATGGAGATCGAGGGCAACGCGTTCGCGTACAACGAGGAGGGCACCCTCCCCGGCATCGAGTTCCGCGCGGTGAACGGCTCCTACACGGAGTCCACCGGCACGGTGAACCCGAAGACCGAGTCGCTCGTCATCCTCGGTGGTGACGCGGACGTCGACACGTTCATCCAGAAGACCCGGTCGAACTTCAACGACCAGCGCGCCGTGCAGACCGCGATGAAGGTCAAGGCGGCGTCCTACAAGTACCAGGACACGTTCATCAACGGCGACACCGCCGTCGATGCGAACTCGTTCGACGGTCTGAAGAAGCGCCTCATCGGCGGTCAGGTGATCAGCTCGCCCGGCGCCAACGGATCGCCGATCTTCGGCACCAACGCCGACACCGAGGCGTTCTGGGGCGCGATGGACGACCTCGTCAGCTCGGTGCCCGGCATCGACGGCACCAACGGCGCGATCTACGCCAACTCGAAGGTCATCGGCAAGATCCGCTCCGCGGGTCGCCGCGCCGGTGGCGTCGAGGTCGTCCGCGAGGACCTCACCGGGAAGCGCATCGTGACGTGGAACGGCATCCCCGTTCTCGACCTCGGCACCACCGCCGCCGGCGCCGACATCCTCCCGATGACGGAGACCAAGGGTACCTCGAACCTGACCTCCTCGATCTACGCCGTGAAGTTCGGCGAGGACGAGGGCGACCAGGCAGTGACTGGTCTCACGAACGGTGGCGTCGACGTGCGCGACCTCGGCGAGCAGCAGGTCAAGCCCGCCTTCCGCACCCGCATCGAGTTCTTCTGCGGTGTGGGCGTGTTCGGCGGCAAGGCCGCCGCGCGCTCGACCGGATGGCTGAACGCCTGATGGCCGGCCGCCCGCTGGCCACGCCCGCGTCGACGACCCCGGTCGTCACCGTGGAGGAGCAGGCCACGATCACGCCCACCCCCGATGAGATCGCGAAGGCCGTCGAGGCAGCCAAGGAGGCTGAGGCGGCCAAGGCTGCGGAGGCCGCCAAGGTCGCCGCCGACGCCACCCCCGACGCCGACGAGGCGAAGGCCATCGCCGAAGCCAAGGCGGCCGAAGTCGCCAAGGTGTCGGCCACGGTCGCCAAGGCGAAG